GCCTCAGCACCAGTTGGGCTCTCGGTTACAGTCGTGAGACCATTCCACGCATACCCATCAGCGTAAACACCAACGCCGTTTGGAATATAAAGAACGCCATGGTCAACGCCGGTCTCATAAATCCGCTCGCCAACCTTGTCCCAGATAAGCATAGTCATAATTACTCCTAAAAATATAGACTGAATACATCATGGTTTAGATTTTCTGACGCGTAATGCCTAGAAAATAGACACATTGGAAGACTGGCAACTTTGTCAGGAATAAGACTATCTGGGTTCCTGTCAATTATAGTCACCATGTAACGTGTTGTGAGTCTGTACGGTGAATTTTCAGCAAACTGAGTACTTGCATAGTCACGCGCATAGACAATCGCAGGATATCTCATCTGCACATTAGCTGGCGGTTGGAAGTAAACGTGTTCAGATCCAAGAATAGCCTCCAGGCGACTCTGGAGTTGTAGGCGTTTGTCCATTATAAACACCCCCCAACCTCAAGATTAGGCGGGGACTCTGAACCTCGACGTCGCTTACCGTCCATAGAGTCCCCGCCCACTCGATATAGCGAATGGCAAAGAAATTGTTATTGGCGTATGCGTCGGCTACAATAATTATGGAGTTTCCAACAGAAATATCATTGTTGACTTTTCCGTTGTCGGAAAGATGGCGTGTGTTCCGAATAACATCACCGTAATATCTATTTACGACAATGGTGTCTTCCCACACGCCATCCCGAACCTCCACAGCAATGCCATAACCAACATCACCATAGAACTTTGCCATTATAGTTCCTATCAGATGCCGGGAACGTAAACGAAGGTCCAGTCACGAACGATGTTGTGTGGGAACGAGTAACCTAGGGCTGGGGCAGCCATAACGTCAGTCGTCTCGTCAAGAACAATCGTACCCGTAACAACACTACCACCAATGGTGTATACTACGCCAGTGATTGTAGGAAGGGTTATGGAGTGAGTTGGGCCATCGTATGACGGTGACAGAGGATTAACAACAGTACCAACAGTCTGAAGAATTGTAACTGCAGACTTAGGCTTGGTTAGTGCACCAGATACGCGAACCTCAATTAGGTACTTGAGCTGGTTGTAGTCGATGTCGAAGTTGTCGAATAGTGATACGGCCCCGCCCTTGTCAGCACCGATGGTGTAGTCTGTAAGGTTAACAACGATACCAAGGATAGCAGGGTTAGATTCCATTATCTCAACAGTGACGATTGAAGCAACACCAAGTGCGGCAGCAACATCGGCAGGAGTGTCATATAGACGCCGACCAATGGTGTCCTTCTGAAGTAGAAGGTCAACCAGAACAGGATATGTGGTGTAGAAAGTAGGAATACCAGTACCCTTGTATGCCGTACGCGCACGAAGAACCGCCTCGATTACAGCGGCAGGAGCTAGATTTGCCTGAAGAGTGATTGTAGTGTTATACATGTCGACGTCGAAGGCGATTGGACGAATATGAGTCTCGTCAATCTTGTCCTCGTCATCAGGCTCACGACCATCACCAATGAGAATTGCTCGGGCAAGTTCCTCATCAAGCATCACACGCATTTCAGCCTTTAGCCACAGAACGACGTCGAGATCGGTGATGTCGATTATGTCGTCACGGTCAAGCTTCTGCTTCTTGTAAATGGTTGTGGGCGTAGTAATACGACGAAGAAGGTTGATGATCTCGTTCTTCTTAAGATTACCCTTTACGTAACCCTTCGCACGAGCCTCTTCTGCAGTAAGATCTGCAATTATAGACTTGATACGCGCAAATGGTGAGTGCTTGGCACCACTTAGAACAGCAGCAACCCACTCCTGACGACGACTAATAACATCTGGGACGTTACCGCTTAGAGTAGCATCAGGAAATAGTAGGTCGATGTTGGTGATACCATAGTCTTGGGCGTGAGCAAGGAAAGAAGTCTTGAACGAACCACATTCCTGTGCGTCATCAATTATGGTCTTGATTTGTGCATGTGTAAGAGTGGCGTTTGAAGTAGTTACGCCGTTCTGCTCGAAAACGTTTGGCATTTCGGAACCTTCCTGGTGTGTAAGAGTGTTGGTGTCAGTGCTGTCTTCGTGTGAAGCGGTGTCTGTCGGAGAGACCTCGATCTTGAACTTGACCGCGGCCTTATGGATAGAAGGAAGCGCCAACTTCCCAAAAGGAGACTGCGAAGCACGAGCAAGGGCGCTACGTACATGTGCAGCGTCCATGATCGGGAAGTGCCTCTTGGCACGTGGAACGGTCTTTCCACTACCGTCCTTAAAGCCGCCTGGCTCGATGTAAGCAAACTCACTGTCTGGCAGATCGTCGAGAGTTGCAGTAGAAACTGGACCTGGCGCAGAAGCATGCTGAACAGCCATTGGCATTTCTGGCGTAGTTGCAGAAACACTGTCAAGAGCTTCACCAATAAGGTAATATACGACAGTCTTCTGTTCTTCTGTGAAGGTGTTAAAAACATCCTCAACAGTCTTCTCTTGTGTTAACGTAGGCGTGGCGGTTGCAGCATGCTTAACCACATCACCATTCAAAGCTTCACCTATAAGATAGAAGGCAACCGTCTGCTGCTCTTCATCAAGAGAGTCAAAGACATCCTTGATAGTTGGATCTTGTTGCGTAGTTGCAGCGTGTTGAACAACTCCGTCTTTTAGTGCTTCACCGATTAGACTGTATACAACAGCCCTCTGTTCGTCGGTAAGAGATTCGAAAACTGCCTCTACAGATTGTTCCACACTAACCTCTACAGGTTCTACAACTTCGTCTGTTGGTGGTTGTGACTCTTCAACCTCGGCTGACACTGTTTCTCCTTCTGTTACATCATCGTGTTGAAGCTCTAGACCGGTGTAAATAATAGCCTCGTCGTCGAGAACAACACTTTCGTCACCATGTGCAAGGTTAATGTTGTCGATAAATGCTCCTGGATTAGCTCCAGATAGAACGAGACTTAGCTCCTTGATGTCGCCATGAATAACATTTTGTCCGTTTTGCTTTAGTTGATTTGCATAAATACTAAGAGCAACAACGTCCTTATGCTGAACTAACGTCTTAGCGTTCCCACCCTGGGGTGTGTCGTTGAAGAACCCATAGGCATAGACACCGTCAGATCGATTCTCCAACTTAGCGTGACCAAGAATGTTTACAGGATCACTGTGCTGGTGCTGCCATACAAGCGGAACAATCAAACCATCATTGTGCTTGAATGCGTCTGCCATGATTGTTCGTCCATCAGAACACTTAAGATTGTTCTTAGTTGCGTAACCGCTGAAATCTGCTTCCATTTTGAAGTCTCCTTTCTTTTATCCTAGACTTTGATCTATTAATGGAGTCTGCGGAGTTTGGTTTGAAACCACAGGTTGTCCTGGAGTTGGTGTTACCACTGGCGCAGCAATGTTCTTGTTAATTAGTTGGTCTGCTGTCGGATCCGTTGACGGAGCCATACCGATAATGCCTCTAATTTCATTAGAAGACAAGATTGCGTTTCGTGTAAACTTGTCTGCAATTTCGGCAAGATCACTAAGCGCAACCAACTTAAACGGATCTCTATAGAACTCAACAGACTGACCTTGTGTCCTACCTGTCGGTGTTAGGAAAGTCCTCTTTAGAGCTCCTGAAATAGAAGCAAGAATTGGTTCAATGGTTCGGTTGTTGTAGTTTAGCATCGTCTTTTCGTCAGCAGTTCCATCAAAGACGGCTTCTGTGATTCCAAGTTGTGCAAACAACTGATTAGTAAGGTATGTTATCTGCGTCATAAGGTTGTTCTCAGCAGGACGGTTTAGTTGTGTGATCTTTTCTGTACCGTCCGTGTAAGCAATTCCATACTTAGAACCCTTAAGTTGCATCTCAATACTTTTAGCACGTTCGTCTGCCTGCTGTTGTCTTGCCTGAGACTTAATGACATACGGCAACTGAATGATGAGATCAAGTTTTCCATTACCACTAGCCTCGTCCACTCCATCAAGAAGATTTAGTTTCCTAATAAGTCTTTGAAGAGTTGAGTTTGGCTCGTTCATAACAGCATATAGTGGATTCTCAACGATGGCAACCGACGTTTTGGATAGTAAAATTTCCTCACGTTGACCAGATAACTGATTATACACACAAAGTCTAACCATGTTAGGAAACCATTCTACAACTGTTCCGATCCTCATTGTCTTGATATCATAACCTCCAGATTTTTCTGGACTGATAGAGGTGTCGACTGGAACAATAGCTATGACGCCCTTATCGAACATAGTCATAACTGCGTCTTGTACGAAAGCTCGTGCCGCTTGATCTATGTTTGCTTCTAGAGTCAAACAGTTGTTAAGTCCACTAGAAATAGTCTCAACAAATCTTCCATTTTGATCAAGACGAACATGGCTCATTCTAACAGCAGCGACGTCAATTGCTACACGGTTATACACTGCCGAAACAATAGACCTATCGTTCGACGTTCGAAGAAAAGTTTTGTCTGGACGATAACCGTAAAACCCACCCATAGAAAAAGAACGTGCTTCATATGACGGTTGTTCCTGATCAGTAAAAGCGTTCCAGGCGTGCTGTAGTCTATCTTTAAAGATACCCATTAGTCACCTCCTTTCACTTTGTGGAGAAAGATTTAGTTCTTTGAAAGTAAACTTGTTCTTACCTGCGCGTCTTGCACGGAAATAAGAAGTTCTGCTGTTGGAACACGAAAAGCAGTTTGCAACTTATCTAGAACCGTCATCTTTCCTGTTTCAATCCTTTTTCGTTGAGCCTTCAAATCTGATATGCTGGTATTCAAACACTCTTTGTATGTTTTCTCCCCTACTACATACTTTTGCCAGTTTATGTCTTCTTGTTCAGCATAGGTTGCTTTTCCTGCTTTTGCGCGAAGTAACGGGGCAAGTTCCCTTTGATTTCTATCTAGACCTATGCCCTTAACGCGAGAAGAAAAATTTCCTCTACGAATACCCCAATGCATTCCTAGAACACCGTGGTGAGCTAGGAAAGTTTCTGTATCGTCCACTTTACCTCCTTATTAATGTTTAACATCTAACTTCCAGTCTTCAAGGTTTCCAAACATTGCAACGTAACCAAGATCTTTTTCTTTAGAAAAACCAAGTTCGGAATAAATATGTTTTGCAGGTAACGCGTCAGAAGGTACTTGAAGACGAACAGTATCAATAGTTTTATCTTTTTTTGCAGAAATCAATAACGCATTAAGAGCAGCTTTACTATAACCTCTTCCTTGATCTTTTTTATTAATAGACAACCATTCACCTCTTACAGAGTTGTTTTTTTCTCGCCAAACCTGAAAGGAACCAACTTTTTTTCCAGAACTATTTTTTATAACCATACTTGATAGTCCATTTGGAAGATTAGCATGCGTAAGTTTCTTTACAGCTAACATTAATGGACCAGGTTTTTCTTTTTCAACAGATATTGTTTCGCCGTTTTTAGTTGTAACTTTAGTAACTATGGCTCCAGGAGTTGCATTTTGTACTTTAGTTTGATAGTCTGTATACGTCTTTCTAATACCCCAATGCATTCCTAGAACACCGTGGTGAGCAAGAAATGCATCTACGTCTTCGTTACTCATTCAACTACGTCCTTTCATTACTCGCAACACTAAATGAGTCTATTACTTTTTGGCTAGGAATAACGTGGTAATCTCACCAATGTCGCCATCTGTAAGAATTGAGAATTCGTTAAACTCTCCAGTCTCACGATGTACCGAATAAAACGGATCATACATTTCTTCTAAAGGATTAAGTGTAAAGACCTGAAAGAGATATAAATCTCTATATACAATCCAAGATTGAATCTTTCCTCCAGGAATTTCCTTTTTTATAATGGCTATTGCGGACTTAATATCATGCAGCATTTTTTATCCATCTCATAAGGAAGTCTTCGTTTAATGCAACATTATCGAGACGAGTAAACGAAGCTTCTTTAATATTCGCTCCTAAATTGATAATATCAAGAGCCTCCTTATATGTTTGTCCTGTTTGAGTATCAAATATAACAGGTTTACCGCCAATAATTTCCCAAGCCATACTATGGCCTCCCCCAGCTTTCCAAAGCACACCGAGTTCGCCACGAGAACGCTCTGGTTGACTAGATAAGGAATCAAAAATGTCTTTTCCATAATTTGAATCAGACACCAATTTTTCAATTGGTGTTTTTCCAGTTTTCCCTAATGCGTCTATCGCATCCAGTTCTGTAAAGATACTTTTTCCTTTTTGTTTTGCCATACTATCTTTAAGTACTCTACTTATTATTGCTCCTTTTCCAATCTTGGCTATTGGTTTTCCTGGAGAAAGTGCATTATACAAACCAACACTCTTCTGTCCTCTAGCATTAGTTGTTCTAGTTGCTGTTACATCATACCCTCGTCTGCGCATCTCATAGGAAAAGGTGCTTCTTCGGCAATTCAGTTTTGTTCCTATAGCACCATAACCCGGATTACATCCAGAAACAACCCTTTTTTCAAGTTCTTCTATAGTCATTTTCTCATCTGCTAGACTGACATTTTTCTTCCATGACGAAGCAGTCGTTCCCTTAAGAAAAGCTCGTCCTTTTGATATCAGTCGCAACCCGTTCCCGCTTTGAATAGTATTATATGCAATCGCGGAAACTGTAAGTGCTGCAACTACAGATGCGCCAACAACTACCTTCTTTTGATGATCGGTAAAATTTCCTTGCCGTTTATCTGTTGCTGCTTTACGCTCTATATCACGAAGAGCCGTAAGATCTTTTATGTCTTTATTAACTGAGTGCTTCTGAAAACGATTTTTAGTTGTCTTTGCCTGTAACTCTGAAATCTTTGTATCATAAATTTTAGCTTTACTATCATGTTTTTTAGCAGAAGTTTCTAGTTTAACTTGACGCGTTTCATCGTTAGTTTTTACAGTCTTTTTCTCGTCAAAACCTAAGTTGTCTTTAACATTCTCATACAGCTTACGAATACCCCAATGCATTCCTAGAACACCGTGGTGAGCAAGAAATGCATCTACATCTTCATTACTCACTCGAAGTCCTCCTTGTTAGCTTTGTAGGCAACGTATGCATCCATCATAGCAGATACATTGTCGATCTTTTGATCTTGACGTTTCTTAAGCAGTTTACGGTTACCGTTTGTGTCCTCAAGAGTGATAGCGTTACCCATGGTAAACGTCATTAGTTCCTGATCAAATATGAGCATTCGTTGTTCGCTAAGAATCTTAAGTTCCCCAAGAGGAACCGACTCAGTCCTAGCTCCCTGAATAACTTTCTCTATTCCATAAGGTCCATTCTCAGTTTCCCAACGTGTAACAAATTCTTTTGCGTTATAGGGGTCGAAACCAAACGTACGAACGTCGTATTGTGAATCAAGAATATGCTTGTCAAGATCTTCGTAGACTTCCATCATGTCTAGAACGACGCACTCAAGAACCTGAAGACTTCCTTCGTTGATAAACTGATCATACTTCATTCGCATAGCGCCAGGAAGTTTCATCAACGTCAATGATGAAATATAGCTTCGAGTCTTTACACCAAACGAACCGTTTGACAAAGGAAACAAGAACGTAAATGCACAGAAGTCATCACCTTGTGAAAGGTCAGCACCAAGAGCACATGGAAGTTTCCAGAATTCTCTTGGACGATGCTTAAGCGTTTCTTCATAGGTAAAGAAATACGTGTATCCCTCCATAGGAATACCAAAACGCTTAGCAAGAATGTCGTTTCTAGAAGCTGGAGCTTTCTCAGCTCTTTCTACGTCTAGGTGATATGTTTCGTAGGTTACAGTCTTACCTAGATTTGGGTTAGCCTTAAGCCACGTTGCAGGATTGTCAACCTCGGTAAGTTCGTCCAGCTTGTAGTGCCAGATAGAAACGTGTGGGTTAATGTACTCGCCTTTTAGAATGTCAGCAAGTTCCATTTTGATAGTATCACCACTACCGTTACGGACAGTTCCTTCTGAACTAATAGCGACAATTAGATAGTCGTCAAGTTTAGATGCACCTTGCTCAATGGCACCAACGATGTCTTCTCGTACGTCACCAGAAAGCCATTCGTCAATAGTGCTAACCTTTGGACGAAGGCCTTGAAGTTTTACGATAGACATTGGACGAACTTCAAGAAGTGAACCAGTTAGAAAGTTTTCAATTCCTCGTTTTGTTGAAGCAAGTTTCATACGGTTAGCCTTGCTACCAGTAGTGTTCTGCATAGAACCCTCAGTTAAAAACTTAAAGAGTGGTCCACGAGAACGAGTAATTGCAGTTCTAAACGGAGACATTACTTCGTCTGCTTGTTTCATGGTTGGTGCGGTTGTAATCTGATGCGTAGTAGCTGTGTCAACATTAAGAAAGTAACTCTGAATGCATTCTGCGTACATCGACTTAGCTGCACCACGGGCAACGATCAAGTATTGTTTTGTGATTAGTCTCTTTTTAATTGTCTTTCGAACATAGTTTCCTCCGTGATTATCCGGAGATGGTTGATAGACGCTACGTTCTACATAGTAATACCAACCAAATATCTCTTCTCCCCAAAGTTTAAAGGAGTCGAGTAGATGTAGATCACTTCCGTCCGTTAGAGTTAGTTCCTGCTCACAGTATTTAACAAAACCGTCGACAGCTTTATCATCATAGAAGAAATTCGGGTTGGCAATGAGATCGTCAATTCGGTTCATCTCCATGGCGACTTCTCGGTTTACAGGAATATCTCCTCTAATTACCGAATCACGAAACTGTCCGTAATAAATTGGAGTTGCCGTGTTTGACAAACTCATCACTAAACCTCCTCTCTATTATAGAAATGCAGCTGCTCCACCAACAGATCTTAGACCAGTAGTCAAAGCGTTTTTTATTGCAGCACCTGCTGGACCATTGACAATTTTATATGCAGCCGCGAGTGTTCCAGCTGCGGCAACTGCTTCCTTGGCGTAAGTCTGACCTTTATGTAAAGTAGACTTCTTCTTATTAAGATCGCGATACTTGGTTTCTAGATCAAGACGTTCCGTTAGAATATGAAGTTCAGTGTTAGACAACTGATTCATAGGAACTTTTCTAAGTGCCTTGGCAGTTACATGATCTTCTGATGAAGGCGCCTTTGTTTCTAGTTTGTGATGTCCCCAGTGCATACCTAAGACACCGTAGTGAGACAGGAAATCTGTTGTCTCTTGGTCGATAGCCATTATCTTCCTTTCTTTTTAATAACAATCGTGATTGTAGACAATGTCTGTGTCATTAAGATAATCGTAAGTCTGCGGATTAAATAAGAGTTCAAGACAGTTAAGTCTCCACTCAAGTTCGTCAGCAACCTTCTTCATTGCATCAATAGCAAAAGAAGTTGCTGGAGGGTCAAATACCAAACGAACTCGAAGATAGATATAAGTCTTAACCATCTCGACGTTCTTTACGTCACCTATAAAGTCTTCCCAGGTTTGATCTGCACTAGAAATTGAAAATCCAGCAACTGGAGTTCCACCAACCTGATTAAGCACTGAGAAATATGTGTTTATGTGGATTAAGATGTCGGTATCGAATGCCGTATAAGTAGCATCAATTCCTAGCAACTTCTTGATTGAAGTCAATATGCTAGTAGAAAAATTCACTCTACTACCTTGTACTAATGATAGTTTTGCTGACAGTGTTCCTGGAATAGTTGTCACGTTAGTAGAACGCCTTTCTAATATAGAAGTTACCAAAGTTTTGTGTCGCCAGGTCTACGTTCAACAAGAGGTTTCACCAAAAGATTTTTGTCACCATAGTGAATTGCATTATGAGTTCGATGTGTTGTCGTTATCAAGAACCTTGGATCCATTAAATCTTGTTCTCCATGTTCTATGTCTTCAACTGTCATCGGATTCATGTGATGAATTATGATCTTGTCGTAGATCTCATAACCAGGAATGCCAAGATCTAAACCTTCATCTCTAGCAATTACGTGTTCTCTTGTTAGACGCCATTCTCTTGATGTATAAAAATTTTGATTAATATAACGATCGAATCCAAAGGTTGATTTTCCAACCTCGCCTTTGAGTTGTAGATAATCAAACCTCGATTCGAAAGAATCAAGACGACGCAAACCTGAGTATGTTCTAATTCTCATCGTCTAGAATTTCTTGTCCTGAGTAGGAACGCATAGCATTAAGAGCCTCAGAGTAAAGTTCCTCAACACGTTGACCAGAAGCCATAGACTCTGTTTTAGCTTGTAGAAGAGTGTTTTCTCTAGTAAGTTTTTCTTGCTCTAAACGTTCTCTTGTTGTCGCTAACTTTAGATAGTGAGAAAGAACTTGTGCGGATACAGTTCCCTCACGAATTTGCTTTTCTGCTAGATCAACAGCAAGAGCAATCATTTGATTCTCTCTAGCTTCAGGTGTCTTCGCAGGCGGCCGTCGCGTTCTACTAGGCACGGCAGGCTTGCGAATAGCCGCCATACGTCTCACCTCCTCTGTGAAAGGATTACGGGTCTCTTAAATTTTGATTAAGAGACCCGTAATCGATTATCATACCGTGTGGTTTGACTTTGCGTGTGCAGTGTTCACTGCAGCATCGGTTTCTGGACCATAGATACCATCTGCTGCAATACCAACAACGCTCTGAATAAGACGAACTGTTTCGTCATGAGCAACTGCTGAAGCAGGACCCCAGACGCCGTCTTGTGGCGTACCAACTACCAACTGAGTGAACCTAATCCCAAGTGGGAAAGTGCCACCACCCCAGTTACTAGCAGCCTTAACACAAACAACTCTTGCGTTAGTATCTGCACCCCAGACATTATCTACTGTCGCATGAACTGCGCTTTGAATGCCAGTGATGTCAAAATAATTTGGGTCAGGTGGTGCTGGAGGATCAGGAACATCAGGAATCTGTGATATGGACTTAAGCATACGACTTGACAAAGGACCATAAGCACCATCTGGTACAAGCCCATGACTACCTTGGAACGACATTAGTGCTGCTTGAGTCTCAGTACCGAAAACACCATCTATACCTGAAGAACCAATTCCATAACCTACAAAAATCAGACGAGTCTGAAGATCGACAACCATTGGTCCAGTGTCTCCAAGAACTAGAACATTATCTGGTGGGTTTGGTGGAACTGTTCCGTCATAGAAACCATGCATGTTGATAAAGCCTTGAATAATGGACCCTGACCTTAGATGAGTAACAGTAAGGTTGGCGTCGTAATGCAAACCGTTTACTGTTCCAGAAGTGTTTCCCTCAATTGAATAGAGAGAGTGAGCTGTACCAGATTCGAACATTCCGATATGGCAAACTGGAGGCGTTCCTCTATGGTCAGGACTAACATTACTCCACATGTAAAGAACTAGATCTCCAGGTTGTGGAACATAGCCACTAGTCCTTGAGTTCCAACGACCAACACGCTTTGCCCAGGAAACCCAGTCTGGAGTCCATGCACTATGCGGAATTCCAGTTACACCCTGTTTGGTAAGGCACGACCACTGAAAGATAGCGCACCAAGCGTCACTTTCAAACGCACCAAATAAGACCTTTGCCCAATGTCCACCGATATTGCCGATGTGACTACGTTCTTCGTTTAGTACACTTTCTTGTGTTGCCATGTAACCCTCCTATAGAATAACGATCGAATTAAGTTTGTCTGGACGAAACCCTGACCAATGCTCTTGGTCGACCACAACGACAGGGGCAGTCATGTAACCGAGTGATAGAACGTACTCTCTCGCGTTCTCATCTTTAGTAATGTCAATCACAGTGTACTCAATTCCATGTTTGTCTAAAACCTTACGAGTTGAGTTGCACTGTACACAATTAGGAATGCTGTAAACGGTTACCATTAATGTATCTTTTTATCAGGATGGTGTGTCTGCAATGGTACCATCAGAAAGATACCAAACAGAACTTGCAGCAGTTCCACCTGCCCACACTGGACGACCGAGAGTAGCGTCAAATACCGCCTTGCCTACGGTCTTGTCTACAGTGTTAATAACGCTTGTAATTGAAGCTAGGTCAGCCGTTGTTGAAACCGCAGTGAGCCCGTTTGGACCAACCTCGCCCTGAATACCCTGAGGACCTGTTGGCCCTGTTGGACCTGTTGGACCGGTAGGGCCGGTTAGACCCTGAGGACCTGTAGTACCCTGAGGACCGGTTACACCCTGAGTACCAACGGTACCCTGAGGACCTGTTGGACCTGTTGGACCGGCCGGACCTACAGCACCAGTAACACCTTGAGGACCTGTTGCCCCCTGAGGACCAGTTGGTCCTGTAGCACCAACACCTAGATGTAATACTCGTAGATCCTCGTCGTCAACAACCTTGCGAACGTCTGCTTCGTGCTCGATGTGTGGAACGCGATCAACCATGATAGTTCTCTTTTCTTAAGATTAGTGGATTTGTGTATGGAGACTAAAACTGAAAAGTTTTCATGACGTTTAGATGACTTCAAATCTCAAGCATGTATCTTCTTTGAACTTTCCTGTTAGTTTCAAACAGAATTGTTCTACTTTATTGTCCCTTCGGGGCATTTTTTACC